TTATAAAAATATTATGTGCAATTTACATAACAAATTATCAAAAATATCACCATTTACATTTGCGTTTTCTAAATTCTACGAATTAGGACAGGTTATGTGTTGTTTTTATGAGTTGTATGATAATCCAGTTTATAACAACGCAATATTGTATTCATTTGGGTTTAATGGATATTTTAATATGTTTTCTAATGTTGGGGAATTATGTGGAACCAAAATCGCCGAAGCCACGTTTAGCAAAAAATGCCGACCCACTTTTAAGAAAATGTATTATCCAAAATTTATCAATTCAGATTCATCCACAGTTATTACAAATGATTTCAAATTAAATAAAAATATGATTATAACTGGACCAAACGCGTCCGGAAAAACTACTACTCTTAAATCAGCCATCATTAATATCATTTTATCACAACAAATTGGATTTGGATGTTTTGAAAGTTTGCAAATTTGCCCTTATGATAATTTTCATTGTTACTTAAATATACCAGATACATCTGGCAGAGATAGTCTATTTCAAGCAGAGGCACGACGATGTAAAGAAATTATTGACTGTATAGATCACCACAACATTGAAACACATTTCTGCATTTTTGATGAATTGTATTCAGGAACAAACCCAGAAGAAGCTGTAGATAGTGCAAACGCATTTATGAATTATATTGTTAAAAATGAAAATGTAACTTGTATATTAACTACGCATTATATTAAATTATGTAAAAAATTATCAAAAAACAAAATGATTAAGAATTACAATATGCTAACTTTAAAAAAAAACGACAATTTTGAATATACATATAAAATACATGAAGGAATTTCAAAAATAAAAGGAGGCATAAAAGTATTACATGATATGAACTATCCTAAAGAAATTTTAGATTTAGCAAACACTAAATAATTCGTTTTAATACAAAATTAAATATATTTATCATAATTAATAATGGGAATTTCTGATATATTTAGTACATCATCTTTAGTAATAGTTGCACTTATACTAATCAGTGTGTTAGCATTTACAAGTTACATAATTAATAACAGAATGGCTGAACAAGATCATAAATTAAAATCTATGGTTAATGTAGTTTCATTGTTAGCACAAGATTTACATAACATTAAACATAACAGGACAACCACAGAGCAGTGTACACATGAAACGAATTTAGAATATCCATCCCAATTAATGGACTCAAATATTGAATCAGACATAATTAATGTATCTGACGATGATACCAATGATTCTTATGAAGAATGCAATGATGATTTTGATTCTGTACACGCAGATGAAGACGAAGAACCCGAAGATGAAGATGAAGAATCAGAAGATGACGCAAATGAAGACATTAAAGTAGTTAAATTAAATTTAACATCTGAACCTGATTCAAGTACAGAAGACTTAATTTTAAATCATGATTTTGAAGAAATAGAAAATGTTCCAACGGACACAACTTTAGAATCAATTAATAATATATTAATGCAAGATGAAGATATTAATGTACTAACTCACGATGACGTAACAAATACAACGCATGTTGATATGAAAAATATAATTATTGGAGATTTAGTAGATGACGAAGATTTACACGCAAATAAATCTGATTATAAAAAAATGTCTTTAAACAAACTTAGAGAAATTGTTGTTAGTAAAGGCATTGTTTCAGATGCCTCAAAATTAAAGAAAAATGATATTGTTAAAATGCTTGGTGATGAGTAATTTTATTTTATCTATCTTTATTATAATATGAATAATTTTTATACATTACAACCAACTAGTGAATTGCAAGGACAATCATATGGGTTATGGAACCCTGACGATTCAACGAATTCTAAAATGAAATATGATAGCAATATTACTTCTAACTGGAAATACAGACAATATATGCAAAAAAATGCAAATGAAATTATGAAATATAATACAATGCAAATGATGAATAGTTCTGGAAACAATCCATATACTGTTTTAAATACAAGTCCTGTAGGAAATACTCCATACTTATATAACTCAACACATGATAATTCTGGACCAGCATACGGATTCAGAAACACGGATCTTAAACAATCATATATGACTAAGGAGCAAATGAAATCAAGAATGATTGCACCATCTATCCCTACAATATTTTAATTTAATGACAAATATGTAATACTCATGATTATAGAAGTATAAAAAAAACAATATAATAATAATCAATAATAGATTATTATTATAAATGAAACTTTTAAGTATTGATGTAGGCATTAAAAATTTATCATTTTGTTTATTTGAATTATATGAACTTGATATTAAAATTATAAAATGGGATAATATAAATTTAAGTGAAACAGTTGAATTAAGATGTATTGAAGTTGATAAAAATGGTTTATGTGATAAACCAGCTAAATTTACAAAAAATAATAAATGTTATTGTCTTAAACATTCTAAAAAACATAGTTATTTACATCCTTCAACTGAACTGAAACAAAGTTATTTAAATAAACAAAAGATACAAAAATTACTTGAAATTGCAGAAAAATACAAACTTAAATATGATAACCCACCCAAAAAAGCAAATATGTTAACGGTTATAAATGATTTTATTAATGAAAATTGTTACGCATCTATCACAAAAACAAACGCTAGTAAAGTTGATTTGGTTACTATTGGACGTAATATCCAGAATAAATTTGATGAAATACTTGCTGAACATTTACTTAGTATTGATACAATTATTATTGAAAATCAAATAGGGCCTATAGCAAATAAAATGAAAACTATTCAAGGCATGATTTCACAATATTTTATTATGAAAAACAACAACATTAATATAGAATTTATTAGTGCTTGTAATAAACTTAAAGATTTTATTAATAATAAAGAAAAGATTGATTATAAACAGAGAAAAAAATTAGGAACTGATGTTTGTTCTAATTTTATTAATAATGATTTTAGATTTAATGAATGGATAAATTTCTTTAAAAAAAATACAAAAAAAGATGATTTATCTGATTGTTTTTTACAAGGTATGTGGTATATAAAATACAAAATATAACATGTTTTTAGCAATTTAGGGAAAAAATATATTATAATTAATTAAAATATATTTTGTAATTCGTATTACTTAGAATTAAATGTTCTAATTAATTCATAATGGATAACGATATTATTGATATTTCTACGGACTTTGATAATTTTAATGTGAAAACCAATTTTGGAGGAGGAATTGAACTTTTAATGAATGATAAAAAATCTGAATCTCGTGGGCAAACTAGTGATATTGATATTGCAGATTTGAATAATTTAGAAAATGAATTGAATGAATTGGCTACAGAAACTTCAGTTCCTTTATCTAATTCATTTGATTCCAATTTATTTGGCATTAAAACGAATTTTGATGATAAACATTCGGTCTCTTTTAATGAAGAACCTAGTATAAGAATTTTAGATGATGATAATAGACCAAATTTAGGCCATTATACTGCAAATACTTCATCTGACGCTAAAACTTGGGATGGATATGGAAAATTTAACAATATTCCGGTAAATCCGGATTCTCATGCAACAACTGAACCAAAGTTATCCAAAGATGAAACTCTTAGAGAAAAATTCAAGTATTTAAGAAAACTTGAAGCTCTTGAAAAAAAGGGTGTTGAACTAACAAAAAAATACAATATGGAAACTAATTTACAAGAAATGATTGGTGAATATGAAATGATAATGGAAGAAAAATCAAGACATAATTCAGTTAAATTTCAAGGTAATATGATGATGGCAATTATTAATGGAATCGAATTTTTGAATAATCGGTTTGACCCTTTTGATGTTAAACTTGACGGATGGGGTGAACAAATAAATGAAAATATTACCGATTATGACGATATTTTTGGCGAATTATATGAAAAATATAAATCTAAAGCTGCAATTTCACCGGAGCTTAAATTATTATTTCAATTAGGTGGAAGTGCTATGATGGTTCATATGTCAAATACTATGTTTAAATCAGCTATGCCTGGAATGGATGATATTTTAAGACAAAACCCTGATTTAATGCGTCAATTCCAAACTGCCGCAGTAAATTCAATGGCTGGTTCTAATCCAGGGTTTGCTGGATTTATGGGTGGATTAATGAACCCAGCAGGCACATATCAGGAACCACAAGCACCTCAAGGCAGAGGACCACCACCTGCAATGGCAACACAAGGACCTAACGGAATGCAACCTCCACCAAATAGAGCTGGAAATAATATTGGTGGGATGAATGCTGGACGAGCAGATGTATCTATGGCGCGTGGTGCGTTTACACAAGGTACTGCGTTTACACAAGGTACTGCGTTTACACAAGGTACTGCGTTTACACAAGGTACTGCGTTTACACAAGGTACTGCGTTTGCAGATGATGGTATCAGCATCACAGAAAAAAATAACCAATGGAATTTGGGTGGTTTTGAACCACCTCAACCAGCACAAAAAAGTTCTAGACGTCCAGATATGAAAGGACCAAGTGATATAACCGACATTTTATCAGGATTAAAAACTAAGACAATTGAAATAGCACCACCTTTACAAAAAAGAAACGATACAGTTATTGAAGATTTAAATAATAGCAGCACCATTAGCATTGATGATTTAAAGAGCATCCAAACTGAAGGAAATGTTCCTAAACGTAGTCGTAGAAGACCTAAGTCAGATAAAAATACTGTTAGTTTAGATATCTAAATTTTTACACACAATGGTGTTGACATAGAACACCAAGTAGGATGTCAGTTTTTAACATTTATTTTTGAAGAAAAAAATTGAAGAAATTATAGTATTTGTTAAAAATACAAATAAATTTATTCTAATAAACATATTAATGATTTACCCATTATGTTTTACTAATTCAACAGGAACAGCATTACCAATTGTTTATATTGAGAATTAATGATTCCAATAAATTCATAATCGTCATTAAAAGTTTGAAACATATTTATAAAATATACAAATAATAATTATGTTTTTGTCTCATTTTTCTTTTCGGTCGGTGTAAATTTTATTATTTGTATAATACATATGAAAAGAAAAATAATAGGAGAAGGGGCTTATGGCTGTGTTCATAAACCTAGCATACAATGTAAAACAAGTCCAAAACCTAATTTTGATTATGGTAACTATGTGTCAAAAATTATGAAAACAACTAATGCTGAACAAGAATTGTCAGAATTTGTTGCCATTGGTAATATAGACCCGAGTAACGATTATCATTTAGGCCCCCCAATATTATGTAAACCAGATTTAGATGAACCTGATGTTAAAGATAATATAAAAGATTGCAAACATATTAAAATAGATGATATAGACGCACATCCAGATAAATATAGTTTGTTAGTTATGAAGTTTGGAGGGCATGATTTAAAAGGATTGTGTAACAAATATCTTGAAAAATATTTAGAAACTAACAAAGAGAGTAAAACTGATAAGTTTTGGCTTGAAGTACATCATTTAATAAAAGGGTTAAAATTTTTTAAAGATAATGGAATTGTACATAATGATATTAAACCGCAAAATATTTTATTTAATACTAACACTGGTAAATTGAAATATATTGATTTTGGATTAATGAGAACTAAAAAAAAAATCATTGAAACATCTAAAAAAAATAAAAATAATTTAGCTATTTTTCATTGGTCATATCCATTTGATTGTGGGTTTATGAATATTATACCATACAAAAAATATATTATTAGTAAAAAAAATAAAATAGAACAGTCTCTTAGCAATATGATAGTTCTTAATTCTAAAGATAATCCATATGAGTTACCAATTAATCATCCAAATGCATTTAGTATATTATTTACATATATTAACCCAGATAATACTATTCCAAATGCATCAACTCAATATGGGTATATTAAATCTTTTTTTGATGGGTTTAATAAATTAATTGATGATGACAGAAGTCATGATGTTATGTTGAATCGTATAATTGATTCTATTGATGTGTTTGGTCTAGGTTTTACATTAC